ATGAATCAGTCCTTGAAACGATCTGTTGGCGCTTTCCTGAGCAAATCAGTTGCTGCGCATTTTTCATCCGCGTAGGCAATGGACATTTCTCTCAGTGCCCGCGCTTCCCACGGCTCAACGATAGCCTGTGTCGCTTGCATGTACGCCCATACGTCCGGCCATTCGAGCGGCAGATCACCGCCCATTGCTCCTGGCTTGTCAGGCCCAGCCTCAAACAGCGCATCGAGAAGGTATCCGCCCGCAGATATTTCCACCACGGGCGGAGCGATGCCTTGATCAAGAAATGATACTTTGAGCCGCGGCCCCGGCCAACGTCGGGTTCCGCTTTTGCTTTCGATTTCAGGAACTGAGTGCAGCCAGCCATATTGTCGAGCGGCAAGGATTAGTCGCTCGACGTTAGGTCCAAAAAATCTCCGATCTCGCCTGCGTCTTCATCGAGTTGAGCGATGATATTCGGATAGCTGGTGTAGATCAGCATGGCGTTTTCTGCTGAAAACGAAATAGGTTCTCCATCTGGGCCCGGCATATTTTCCCAGTCGATGGTACGGTCTGCCCAGTTTTTCGCGCTGGCGTCTTCGCCTTTTTCGATCATTTCCTCGATTTCTCCGATAGACATTTTGGAGAAATTCACGGACCCGTTGGTCTCTTTCACCGCCTTGGCGGCACGACGACGCGCGCGCTCCTTGTAGGTCTCACTGTGCGGCCCAAGCACCTTAACCCGCACTGGCTTGTTGCGATCAGGCTTGCCATCATCATCAGGCCAATATGCAGGGCGTCCATTGTCCTTGATGTGGACCCATGCGCCGTTTTCGGAAAGTGCTTTCGTATCGGTGAACTGGAACATTTGAATATCCTTGGTTTCGCGGTTTCTTGAAACGGGGCGCAGGCGATTGAAACCACTTCCCGCCTACGCCCCTAACCCTCGAAAGGGATGGCTTATGCCGGTGCGACCTCGATCAGCGCAGCGCCCGCATTACGGACTTCGAACGAACGACCATTGTGGCTGTCGGCGTCTTGTGCAGTCGGTCCGAAGCTCATGCAACGGCCTTTCCAGTACCAGGTGCGACCTGCAGAATCGACATACTTCCACGCCAGAACTGTCGAGGTGCTGTCATAGCCGCGCAGGGTTTCGATATTGGTATTGTCGCTCTCATCATAGGCGCAGTTCGCCGTGATATTCTCGATGTCCTTCGCGCCAACAGTGTGTTGTGTCCAGCCTGTTTTGAGCGGCGTAAACGTGGTGTCACCTGTCGCAACCTTCGGCGGGGTCACGTCCAGAAGATTTTCGATTTCTGCCCACGACGACAGTGCGCCATAGCTCGATGCGTCTTCTGCGGCAGGCAGAGAAGTGTTGAAGCTCAGCGTTCCGCCGATGCTCGAAATTACAGCCATGATGGCCTCCTATGCTTTTGGATGTCCCCGGCTCACACCCGCATAGGGCACCGGCCCGCCGGGAAGGCCGGAATTCAGAAACTTGCCAGATATCGGATGATGCACGGGACACGGTAATCGTATTCGGTTGTATAACCTCCGCGAATATCCAGCGGATGGGTGACAGTGATGACGCCGCCAGTGAACATGATTTTGCGACCTTCTGGAAAGAAGGTATCGATCAGGTCGGCTATAGAAAGTGCATCATTTTCGCCGATTCCAGATTCAGTGACGACGACCGCCGACATGCGGCCCGTTTCATGCTTGAACTGATTTCCTTTTAGCGCTCCTCCGGTTCGATCAGCAACCGGAAATGTGATCTCTACAAACGGACGCGTCCCAGAATAATCCACACCGGGCCACGCCACGTTATAGCCGCTTAGAGCGTCAGAAAGCGCCGATTTTAGAGCATTGCGAAGGCTTGTCGTATTCATCCTGTGATCTCCGCTTTTGCCCGTCGCGTTGCGTCGTCAATATAGCCTTGCCATTTGTTCGCAGCCTCATCGACCCAAAATAATCCAGGCTGGTTATATTTCCGTCCTAGGCTATCCTCACCGCTAAATCCATAATGGATGCGGCGGGCATATGGAGCATCTGTTCCGCCCCATACAAACTCTGCTACATCACCTGCTTCCATCGAACCAGCAACCAGCACATGTGATTCCTTACCGATTTGTGTGATCGATGTACTGCCATAAAGCGATGATTGCAGCGACCCAGCCAGAGCCCCAAGGTCGCGCGGGATTTGACCTTTCTGCGGATTACCACCACGGGTTTTGCCAGAAACGATATCTATCCCAGCCAAAAGTTCAGTTGTGGCGGTAGATACCACTGCGTTCTGAATCTTTTCTACCTTTGTGACCCACTCTTCGATCTGTGCAATGAATTCCTTTGCCATCAGACCATCGCGGATCTAGCACGCGCCAATTCTTCAGGTGTCAATTGGTCACGCAGACCCTTGGTAAAGTCGATTCTTGTTCTTATCGCGCAACGACACTGAACAATTTCACTCCCTGGCGCCCCAAGGCTTCTGTCACCCGGGAACCGCATTCTCGCCCCGTTGATCGTGGTGAACACGCCATCCGGTCCAATAACCTTCTCTCCATCCAGCGCGCGGTGTGAAGACCGTGTTGCGCTATCTTCCGATGCGTCCCATTCCCGGCTGATCGCATCTGCCTGTACACGTCCGCTATCAACCATCTGCCGCAGCCCTTCGTTCTGCGCATGATGTACGCTGCCAAGAAGCTCGGTGCGCGCGATGGTCTCTCCGCGATCCTTCAAAAGCCGGTTGCGATACCGCTGTGTGATCGCCTGAGCATCAGCTTTACTTAGCGGCTTTCCTTCTTCAATCGCCTTGATAATCTTGCTATCAAATTGGCGATCCGTTCCCTTGTAGCGCGGTTTCCAGCGCCCCGTTTTGCGATCCTTCACAAAATAGGAGCGCGGCCCATCCGGGTCGGTCAAAATAGAATATACGCTGTCGGCCTGCTCCATGTCTCTGGCGCTGAGACCGATCACGCCGCCCTCTCTCCGTCCGGTAGCTCGGTTGATGCGTCCCACCAGATTAAGCGCCGCCGTGCGTGGCGAGGTGCCAACCTCCATGCCGCCGGTCAAAACGCGTCGAACATTCTCGCGGATATCGTCCATCAGCCCATCAGGACCTGTGATAAGCCGCGATGATTGCTCAGTCAGAAATCTTTCAGCCCTGACGTTGCGCCCATCGAAGAACCCGAACACCTTCACGCCCTGCGCCTTGGCCTGCCGGGCCAGTTCCTCCATCGTCCAGTCGCCCGCCTGCACGTAGGCATCAGAAAACGCCCGATCAAGCGGCGCGAAATAACTGCGGTCAAGGTCAAGCATCTGCAATACCGCGTTCACGTCGCCGCGCGCGATTGCGTCTTCCAGCGCCCGAAGCTGCACCTGTCCTGTCACGCGGGCGATGGACTGCACGAAGGCATCGCGCACGTCTGGGGCCAGCCGGTCAAGAAGATCAAGCAGCGTTTCACGTCTGGCCATATGCTCCCCCGATGTTGTTGGTGGTTAGCGACGCATCAGCGCATCGCGGTATGCAATGAAAGCGACCAGCCAAAGCAGATCTCGGTGAAAAGCGACCCGTCCAGCCTGTGCGAAGGCCGCCTCAAGAAAGCGCAGAAGATCGTTATTATGTTGGCAGGTGTCTACGATGCCAGATCAATCTCGTACATCACGGCGGTTCCGCCTGGGTTCAGTTCGCGCACTTCACTGATCTCATGTTCAGTCCCGCCGATGACAACCTTGTCTTCCTTGGACGGCGTGACGCCGGCCACCGTGGACACATAGAGCGTCCGCACTGTCTGCCCTACCAGAGTGCCGGAAGCATCACGCACCCGCTGATTGAGGTCAACAACCGTGATCGTGGTGTCGGTCTCTGTGATCGTCGGTGCCCATTCATCGCCGCTGGTGGTGATCTGTCGCAGCGTGGCAGACTGACCGAAGCGCGCGATCAGACGTGTGGCTGTTGCCGCGGCACGGGTATAATCGAAGGTCATTGGTCACCAAACACCAGCCGCGCCGCCAGTGTGCGCAGGCCATCGGCATCGTCTGTGTCCTCTACATAGACGCCTTCAAGGTCGTCCTCGGTATATTCTCCGGTCCCGGTGATGATCTCGATCAGTTCGCTGCGCCGCGCCTTCGCGACGATCTCTCCGGTGATCTCCTGATCCTGCTCAGCATCCGCCACAACAATCGATCCAGACCGGAGCTGCGCGCCGAAATGCTCATCGTGCAGTCGCAGATGCTGCAGTTTCTCGTCCGCGATATTCACCGATCCGCCCTCCGGGATGGTGATGCCACCGCTCAGACGGCACTCGCTACCGGTGCTGATGATCTGTTTCATGCTGCGTCCTTTCGCTGTTCTGGTACGCCAAGCAATATGCGTGACCATCCCGACATGCTGCGCATCCGATTGCGATACTGTTTATCAAGGTCCAGCATGATCTGCTGGTAATTGTGTGCGTATTTCCACGGATCACCGCCATAGAAGTGCGGTGTATGGGTCATCGGGATGCCGCAAAATACAGCGGTATCGAATCCCAAGTCAATCAATGCCACCTTGGCAGCGAACAATCCGCTCGATCCGCTGCGCGTCTGGCCCGGAAAGCGATAATCGGTGAACTCCATTCCGGGCGGCAGATTGCCCTTGCTCTCATTAATTCGCCATTCCTCGTGGCCGAAATATCGCTTGGCGTCTGGGTATCCATTGTTTGCCCGCGATTGACGCCAGCCTTTTGCCTCGAAATAATTCGGATGCAAGCTCACCCACGCATCCAATTCGCCCGGCCACTCGGCCCCTGCTTCGTTGCATGCGATCACGCCGTCGATCTGACCAGTATAGGCATCAAGATCAGCATGCAGGCAGTCGGCACCGCCAAGAACAAGACAGGTGGTCATGTGATCAGTTCCTCAACAATTTCCCGAGCGTCGTGGTACTTCTCGACCCACTCCCGGCGGCTACCGGCCTCCATCGCGCGCCCGGCAGCGCCGAGCAGATCGTTTAGCGTCGGATCGATCCCGCAGCGCCCGCTATAGCTGTTGCGCATCTGCCGATGTAGGTCGTCGTCCATCAGCGGTCCTTGGTACGCTTGACGATGGTCATAGATCACGGTCGGGGCTCCGCAGGCCATCGCCTCCAGTGCCGCCCGGCCCGATGCGAATACCAACGCCGCCCCGGCTAGAATGTCGCGCGCATCTCCCGGCGTGGCATCCATGATGTGCCGGTACGGCATCTCAAGCGCCTCAGCGATAATCGCGCATTGTGTCGGACTGCCCCGGTAGCTGTAGCGCACCACGCCTCGCCTCTGCGCCACTGTGGGCCGCCAGAACGCCGCGTCGATTGGCTGGCGGATGATCGCGCCATTGCCGCCCCAGTGACCACGCACGCCCTCGCTGACGAACAGCACACGGTCAGCCTCTCCGGGCCGCTCCGGCTCGATGATGCCATGTGAAACGCAGACGGTGCGCTTGCACAACGCTGCGAGGTGTCCGGTCAGGCCCATGTTGGCGAAGATGCCGAGGTCAAAGCCGCCAGTTGGCATCGGAAAACCCGGCTGCCATTCCTCGACAATGTTATTTCCCATACGCTCAAGCTCGGCGCGCACCGTGGCTATCCACGACTGCACCCCGCCGATGGGGCGCGATCCGGTCGGGACGTACTTCGCGGCTAGGAGGATGCGCATCAGCGTTTGCTTCTGCGGTCCAGTCTGATCGACCACGCCAGTAGTTTTCCGGCCGCTGCCACGACCATTTTCTCCACCCCGTGAAGCCCGCGCAGCCCAAAGAACGTGCTGATGTCAGCGCCCAGCTCAAGGATCAGTCGTGAACGAAAGGATCGCGCGCCGAGGTTACCGAGTTTTGTCAGGGTGTCCATCAATACCAAGCCTCCATCGCCTGCGACTCGGCCGCCTCGATCCGCCGGCGCAGTTCCCCGGATATCTTCGACCCGTGCCGAACGTTCTCCCGCGCCCCGGTGATGTGACCGAGGCCATCTTCCAGTCGGTACACCGTGACGCTCTCATAGGCCCCGGCGTAGGCTGCGAACATGCGGCTCACGTACCCCGAAGCATGGTCAATCACGGCCTCCGCAAAGCGGCTCATGTCGTCGCACCACAGCTGATCAAGACGTTTGCGCGGATCAAGCGCGCCTTCGTGGCGGCGCATCTTCCAATAGCTCGACATCCAGTCCGCCGGGTGACGCACCACCGTGAAAATCGTACCCTCGGGTCGATCTCTGCCGATCCAGTGAAAGCGGTGCCGCGCCGTGGCGTCCTCGCCCATTGGCAACACCTCAGACACCTCCCTGCCCAGCAGTGCGCGCCGTATTGACGTGCCTCCGGTCTTGGGAATGTGCAGAAATGTGCCGCGGTCAGTGACTAGCATCAGAGCCGGTGCCCGATGCCAATTCCAGCCCGGCCCGGCCAGCATTTCAGCCCGGTCACGCCGCGTGGCTCCGGCGGATATAGCGCCTTGGACCCTTCGAAGTCACGCCACAGGCGCAGATCGATACCTAGCGCGCCTTGTTCTGCAGAATGCCGCAGCGCATCCAGTGCCGGGCCCTTTATCGCCGTGCTGCACAGGCTGGCGTGTCTGTCGTTGCCCATCGCCTTTTCAGCGCCTGTCACCACGTTTCGATAGAGCGCGTGGCTCTCGCCAACCAGATCAGCCATTTCTAACCATTCATCACAACGCGACAGCCACCACGGCGCATACTGGTCGTCGTCCTCGATCACCACCACACGCGCCGCCTTTGGAAGCGCCGACAGACCGCAGAGCAGATTAGCGGCCAGTGTGTTCTCGCCCGGCTGCCAGTGCGGCTCCCGGCGAATATGTAGCACGTCCCAGCCGTCAACCTGCGGCGTCGGCATCGGCTCTGGACCATCATCAACGATGATCCATTGGACCGGTCCGCCACAGTCCTGCATCCGCATCTGAGCAACGCAGGCGGCGAACGCCTCGGGTCGCGCGCCGGTAGGTGTCATGACATGGATCATGATGGAAGCACAGCCCCGATGGATTGCATGTAGAGCGACGGACCTTTCAATTCGTGAATCAGGATAGGCGCCAGCAAGTCATTGATCACGGTCAGCATCGGTCGATAGTCCCACGCCGTTCCGGTGCTGCCGTCCTGATAGGTCACGCTCAGTGGCCCGACCTTCTCTTGCTTGACCACCTCGCTCGGATTGATCTGCGCGTGCAGGGTTCCGGCATTGTTCAACTCGTACCATGCCGCCTCTGCAACTGCGCCCTCGACGGACGCCGGGATCGTGTCGGCGTCAATGGCAAGGCCATCTACGTCCTTTGCTCCTGTACGCGGCCAGATGCGGCGCTGCGATGCGCTTGCCTTCTTTCCCGGCCAGCGGCTGGACAGCCCGGCAGTTGGCCCGCCGACACCCTCTACGAAAACGGTACCGACCCTGATCGCAGGCTCGATTGCCGTGGTGTCATCGAATCCGGAATAGTCCCAGTTGCGCGCGTCGGCATATGCCTTGAACCCGGAAAGGGTAAGCATGGCATCATCGGATGCGCCGCCGGGGGTGACGGTCAGTGCCATATCAGCCGTCCTCCCCTGTTTCCAGCGACATAATCCTAAACGGCGGAGCGACCCATGAGCTGAACTCGGAGGCAGCCGTCAACGCGGCATCCAATACATCAGGCGGTGTCAGACTATGCATGTGTTCGTTCTGGCGCAGCTTGCTCATGGTGTACATCGCGCCTTTCGCGATGTCCGCGCCGCATCCAACCGCGTTGTAGTGATGCCGGTGTTCTGCGACTTGAAAGTCATCCCCGACTTCGAACAGACGTCCGCGCACGCCGACAAGGAAGGTTCCTCCGCTCTCGACCTCGTTGTCTTTCCTGCGAAATCCGGCGACGGAGAAGCGATGCCGCACACTGTCGATGAACTCGGTGCACATCCACGCGAATACGTCCTCGTCCGCCGCAACCTTCGGCGGGGTCCACCCAAACATGAGAGATTGCCCCATGCGGAAACTGCTGGTGAAGCCGATTAGCAACTCGCCGACGCGAAACACCTTTGGGTCAACACGGTTCTGAAGATAGTGTCCGGCCGCGCCGACACTATCCCCGCCGATCCAGACGTTGCCATTCTCTGTCAGTCCGACAATGCAGGTCACTGATCGCCCTCGCGCGCCGCCATCACGGCGCTTGCCACGCCAGGCCAGAGCTGGTTGCGCTCGTCTGCGGTGAACGGCTTAACGTCATCGGTCAATTCGCGGTTCAGCGCCCGCACGTCAGGCATTCCTGCCGCGTTGAAATCATCGTCGTCCAGCAGCTTGGCCGCCTCTCCCATCAGCGTTTGCCTCTCCTGCGCCGACATGCCGGGGCCAATTGCGCCTTCGGCTGGGTTGGTTACCTGCACGCGCTGCGGGTCTTTCATGATGCGGGCTTTCCCGACCATGTGTCCGGGCAATTTGTCGCCAGCGATTTCCAGCGTAGCGCCGACCTCAAGCTTCTTGCCGCCATGATTGACGCCTTTTTCGATGATCTCAATCTTCATGGTTGGTTCCTTTCAGGTTTCGTGGCCTTGGAAAAAGGGCCGGCCGGTTTCTGCTCCGGCCCCTCCTACCAAGATCACGACGTGTGGGCGAGCCCGCACTGATCGGTGGCGTCGTATTTGATCTCCAATGCCGCGGCCGCCATGGTCGCGAAGTTGTAGTCGTCTTCCGGATTCGCCCGGAACTGCGCCCGCGTTACCATCGGCATGGCGCTCAGCACCTGCACAACACGGCGGTTCTTCACCACGGCGATGATCTCGTTGGCGCTGACCTTCGAGGCCGGAACAACCGAGCCAACGCCCTCCATCTCCAGCACACGCTGAGCGATGGTTTTGTTCGGGTAGCTGGTCGAGAAGTCGGTGTTGCCAGCATAGAACCAGTCATCCCAGTTGACATAGAGGGTGGCTGGAACGCGGAAGTTGTTGTCGTGCAGCAGCTTCAGCGTTGCCTTGACCTCGGTCAGCCATTCAGCGCCGGTGGCGCCGTTCAGAACCACGCCGGAGGTGATCGAGCGAGTCTCGCGCTTCGGATGGTTGCGCAGACCATAGAGCTGCGAACCACCGACCACGATGTCGCTGTCGCCGTCGAGCGTCTGGGTTTCCAGTTGCTCGGCCACCTTGTACATCGCGTTGGTGCGCCCGTCGTCGTCCAGCATGAAGCCCTCTGTACGGGCCGCCTCCATCTGGCGCCAGCCATAGGAGAACGTGCTGTCGAGAATCGGAACAGGGGTGCCTTGGTAGGTGATCGTCGGCTGATCGGTGCGCGCCTTGGAACGACCATCCAGCGACACGTTCACATTGCCGGAGTCGCTGATCTGGCGGAAGTGGTGAACCAGCTTGCCGATCGGCATGGGCATTGCGACCGAAGACGCCAGATCGTTGAACACCGACAGCACCTCGCGCTGAATATCAACGGCCTCGCGGTCCCAGACGCCCCAGACATCGCGCGGCAGCGGCGATGCGTTGCCGATAAGCGCGCCGTTGGTCTGATCAAGACCGAAGTCACGGACCATGGATGCCTGACGGGTATTGAACGCCGTTCGGTTCGCAAGCACGAGGGCCTGCTGTTCTTGAGTGAAACGAAGCATGTCAGATCCCTCCTTAGCTCGTCGGCATGGTGAAGGCGTTAGCCCAAACCACGTCTTGCAGTGCGCCAGCAGTGACGGCACCGGCAGTGTCGTCGAAATAGGCATAGACGACATCACCAGCCGGGCTATCGACGGCCTTCGCCAGATAACCGGAGGCATCCAGCGTCAGCTTGTCGCCCTTGGCGTAGGTATCAGCCGCCAGTCGCACCTGATACACCTCACCGGGCTTCGGCTCATAGGCGATGCCGGTGTCACCAGAAGTGTAGGCGGTGGTGACATCCTGATCCTTGAACCGGACATTGGACAGAACGAACACACGCTCTCCCATGTCTGCCGCGGTGGAGACGGTCAGCGTTGTGCCGTCGGACGTGCAGAGGATGCCGGGGCTGTACGCGCCCGCCACCAACTGATTCACGGTCTGCGGCTCATTGGCCACCGGACCGCGATAGATGACATTGCCTGCCATTAGTGCGCCTCCTCTTTCTTGTCATCTCCGAAATGCGAGTTCAGGCTGTAGCCTTTCCACTCGTCATTGTCTGAATCGCCTGAATTGAACGCCCCATTCAGAGGCGCGGCTTTGCCAGGCTTGGACTTTTCAACCAGCTTGTTCAGCGCCGAGAGCGGCATGTCCTTCAGCTCGTCCTCTGTCCACTGCGCGGTCTTGGTCAGGGCGTTGATTGCCTCTGCGCGCTTGGCTTCGGTCTCGGCCTTCTGGTTGGCCTCGATCTGGTCGACGTGATCCTTGATCGGCTTCACCGCTTCGGTCACCGCGTTGGTGATGGTTTCACTGATCTTGTTCAGGCCTTCCTCGATGGCGTTCACCTTCGCGGAAAGCTCCGTGAGCTGCTTATCATCAGCCATATCTGCTTCCTTTCCATTGTTTGCAGAGGTTTCCCCGCCATAGGAGCCAGAGAAGGCTTCCAAAATCGCGGATTTCATTCGCTCCAACATTGGAGCCTTCTCGCGCTTATCAAGCGCTCGGGCGAGTGATTCCACTGCCCAATCCAGATCACGGTCGGCATCAGAAAGCGCCGAATTGATGACCTCGATTTCTTCGCCGTCATGGACGGCCTTGTTCACCATCATGCCGACACCCTGATCCGGGGTGGCAGCGCCTTCCTCGTTCAAGAGAATGGCGTCATGGTCAAAGTTCATGTTGCGGGCGATGTAATCGTAACCATCGCCCTCGCCTGAGGTCTCAGCATCGAGCCACAGCCCGGTTGAAGTATGTACCGGATCACCGGCGTTGATGGCGGCAAGAACTGCCTTTCCGTCCTCGCTCTGGTTCGCGCGCTCTACATCGATCACCTTGTCGAGCAGGACGCGGCCGTTCTCGCGGCGAACATTCTCATTCCATGCGCCGATCCATCCGATGTTAATGCCCTCAGGATCAACTGCCGACACGAAACTGTTGCCGACCATCGGATGACCCAGTGGTGCCGGCGTGCGCTCCAGCGACTTGTAACCCTTCTCGATTTCGTCGGCCGGATACATGATGCCGTTCATCACAACGTTGTCAGGCAGCGTAGCCGATGGGACGATCAGCACGTCGCGGCCGTTTCGCTTTTCGGTGCGTGCTGCCTTTGAGTTGGCCTGAGACCTGACATTGACGCGGATATGCTTTGTCATGCTGTTTCCTTTCGGCGAAGCCTTCCAGCGCGATTCACAGAAGGCGTATCTCTGATCTGTATCAGGGAAATCTGATTTCGATTCATCGCTGGACATGCAGCGTTCGATCCAGCCTTTGTGGCTTTCTCCGCTCTTCGGCCATGGCATTTATTGATCACCTTCATCCGTGAAGTCATCCAAGAACCGATCCGCATCATTGAGTGGCTGCATGTCCACAGCATTGCGGATTTCATCGCTGGTAAAGACGATCTCCCCGCCTTTGGCCGTCTGTTTCTGGTTGATACTTGCCATCTTGTCGGCGCGGTCGATCTTCTCGCCCATGCTGCTCTCTGTCAGGTCAGTCCAGCTCAGGAACCAGTCACGCTCCGGCAATATGCCGAAACGCTCAAGCCTGTTCACCATGTTCATGATGTTCGGGACAACGCTATCTGTGCGGCGCCCCATGCAGGTCTGAGCCCACTCGTTCGCATCCTCTGTGCTGGCACGCTCCCCCGTCTGCATCCCGACGAGAATTTTGGTCGGCATCTCTATCGAAGATGCAAAGTTCTGCAGGGCAACGTTGTAGAAGTGCTCAGGGCTAGGCAAAGTCACGCCTAGCGTCTTGAACTCCATACCCTGCCCCATCAGCAGCTTGTCGAAACCCTTCTGCCAGTTCTCCACCTGGTCGTTCATCGCATCGACCAGCTCATCCTTGGCAACGCCCATTGCCTGCGCCATCTGCTCGATCTGCGCTTCCTTGTCGAGCTGGATCACAGGAGCGCTCTTGGCGTTCTTCCAGAACCCCTCTCCGCCAGCGCCTACGATCTTCTCGATGGTAAGAAGGTCGTTGTATCCGGGCTCCAGCAGAGACCGGCCATGCACCGTGCCATCACCAGACCAGACAATCACGCGGTCTGGGTGAACCTCGAAACTGCGCGCCTTGGCTTGGTTTTGATCGACAGACGACTCGTTGAAAGTAAACATACGAGGTTGGCCATAGGTCTCGGACGTTTCATCCGTGTCCCAGTCCGATACCAGAAGCTGACCCTCCCATGCCGGGATCACCTCAATCAGCCCATCAAGGCCGCCAGATACCGATTCAACTGGCTCCTGAAACCTCTTGCTATCAGCCACCCGAAGGATAACGCCGGCATAATCACCAACCATCGATCGGCGGTCAGCCTCGGCCAGATGCCGCCACAGGCGCAGATCTGCGAACCGCTGCCTGATCTGTGCTTCAAGTTTCGTCTCCGCGTGTTCCTCCTCTCGTTCCATCAGCCATGGGATAGACTGCCATGTCTTGCGCGCCGTCTTGTTCACCGCTGCCTTGGCCAACGAATTCCGGGTGTACATGGAAAAGAACAGATCGAATGAAAGCTGCGTCGGCCAGCCAAAATCGTTGTAATGGTTGTGCTTGTATTCCTGAAAATAGCCCGGAAACAGACCAGACAAACGCCGCGTGGTGGCGTTCGCCATGGTAATCATCGCATTCACGATCTGGGCGCGGTCTACGGATTTCGTCATCAAACGTTCTCCGTCCAGCCTATAAACGTGGCATGTAAAGTCGCAGATTTATTGCATGACCCAATAAAACCAACGATACATCCAGGCGGAAATGGAAAAGCTAGGCCACTTAGACCCTCACCTCCGTTTTGCATACCAACGGACATGTGCGGGAACAAAACACCTTCTTCGGCCAAATCAGCCTCAAACAAACAAGTGGATGCTATCTCTATACTAGACGTTGTATCCGCAGTTGCCGATGTGCTCGATGCTGCCATGGCCGCTATGAACATATTTTTACCACGTGGTACGCGACGAGTTCCAGATGAGCACCTATTTTTACCGGCCAGTATCTTCGAATATACAACTGCAGGACTACCAGCTTGGGCCGTGATGTCTGCATCTGCTTTATACAATGAACCGAAAGACACACCGTGCATACACTGAATGAAGCGGCTATCCTCTGGCATCTCTGCGCCGCTGGTACCATTCATGTTTATTACTGCATATTTCTGATCAAGATTTACATCTAAGTACGACACGCCTACAGAATTGATTCCTGTGCCTCCTAAAGTATCGTTATCGCTCTCGCTATAAATCGTCATACGTTCTCCGGCTTCGTCTGGCACGGGAACTCGTAGTGTGTTTTCAATTGGCCATATTAAATTGTCTATTCTGCCTCCAGTAGCTATTAATTTTCCGTGCGCTGATACTATTTCTGCCCCCGGATAATTTCCGCGGGCAATCTCAAGAGCCGTCCTTGATTGGATGTCCCCTTCATTGATGACAGACCGATCCTCGCGGATCAACTTCCCGGTCCTGGGCGTATATGGACGC